GAGACTACAAAATGGGAAATTAAATATAAATTAAGAATGGAAATACAGAATACTGATATTTTAAATGCCCTTATTTATAAGCACTTAGATAAATTAACTGAAGATGAAGTACTGGAGTATCGAAAGAAATTCTTAGGTAAGGATGACTAAAATGACTATATCTAGTCTAGATAAAGCATATGAAGAAATTTATAAAGTGTTTGATAAAGTAACACCAACAGGTAGATTATCTAAAGTAAAGTCAAATCATATAAGAGCATTTCTATGTGTAGCAGTATGCATTGGACTAGAAAAAATAAAAAAAGATGAGAATCCTAAAGTATTTAATAGATATATTAAGGATTTAGAAAAGTGTGGAATTACAGAAGAATTTATAAGAGAAGAGTTTGAAAAGCAGCAGTTTAAAAACAGAAATAAAAAAGTTGAATTTGTAGAGCTTAAATTTAGTAATGAAACTCCAGCTGATTATATATATCCAAAAAGCACTTTCAGTATGGATAACCTAAAAAATGATAGTGAAAAGTCCTAGTTTCCGGACTAAAGTCCACCACCAGAGATGTGGACTCTCCTACCCAAGTTCACATCTCGCTCTCTCCTCCGCCTCCTCACGCCTCGTACCTCGTTGTCGTCGTTGTTGTCGATCGCGGATGTCGCATAATGCAGATTGATGTTAAATAACACCGATTTGCTTTGGAAATAGTTGCAAATCGGGGCAGAGTAAAACTTGAAGTGCGACATAAACCACCTAATTAATTTAAAGGGTTTATGGAGTATATAAAATTGTCATACCATCATCTTAACTTTGAAGATCGTACTGCATTAATGCTTGAGTCAAGAAAAGAAGGCTTTTCAGCCAGAAAATTTGCTGAACTCTGTAATAAGCATCAATATGCGATTTAAAAAGTTTCATTGTTCTCTCCAGTAAAAGCGTAATCAGAGGGGGAAATATTCATATTGTCATTGTGTCAGTTCGTAGACACTCACTTAATACTTTTCTTCTAGTGTTCTTCATTGCGTAACAGATCGATAAGCTTTTTTTGTTAAAAAGCTTATGAGCATCAATGATGCTCAATCAATAATCATGATAATCTTCGAAAAGCCAATATATAACTATTAAAGACCAAAATAGAAAAAAAATGATTCCTATAACTAGGTAAATCATATTAAGCCCTGTTCCTTAGCCTGCTGGTACTTTGCTATAAATTCTGCATCATATGCGGTTGGCTGCTGTTGTACGGGTTGTGGCTGAGATTGAACCTGTATAGGCGCTTTGGTGTAATCAAATGTTCTTTCACCATTCATCCAACGCTTACAATCACTTTGTGAAACATTCGGCATGATATTTCCCTGCTGATCATACGCTTTAAAATTCCCCTTAAAATCTTTGGCACATCCCGTTAATCGTGGGTAATCACGTACCTGTATTTGTGGCTCAGGATGAAAGTCATAAGGTTTATCAGGATTATATGAAACTTGAACTGTGACAGCTCCATTCTCTGACATTGAAGCTTTATTTTTTGACATATCATCAAACCATTTAACACATTCAGGTTTCGATACATTTTCACCCTTACGGCACTCACTGGAGAGATCTGTAAGGTTTGAAGCTGTAACTTGCTGTTCTTGAGTTGCTGCATGTTGTTCTACTTTTTGTTGTGTAGGCAACTGCTTGTTATCAATAACCCCTAATGTTTTATCATCCTTGTGCTGCATTGATTCAAAAGCAGTTGCACCATTTTTAACAAAGTAAACAATGACTCCCATAATGACAAAAAAAACAAGAATAGAGCTTACGTTCTTATGACTGATACGGCCTTTTGCATCTGTTACTGCAACAGTAGAAGTATAGTAATCAAACATATGCGGATTAAGTCGCCACTTCTGAACGTCATCAGCTTGTTTGAAATTTGATTTAGTCAGGTTGGTTACTGCATAAGACCACCAGTAAACAGTAACTGTTTTAGCTTTTTTAGGTCTGTAAAGATGAACATGCTCACCTGTATTTTCAATAACATAAGGATTTAAAAGTTTTGGAGACTGTGTAATAAGCCAAAAATCTATACCGTAATGTCTGTGTGTAGAAAGTGCTTTACCGACTTCATTGGCTTTTGTTGTTTCCTTCATAAACTCTTGATGATACTGAGCTTCATCGACAATATATAAACAAGGCTTATGCTCGTCAGGAACTTTTCTCCAGTCATCTAAAAGCTGATGGATTCCCATGATCTTAAGCCCGTTGATATTTGCATAAATTGACTTGTAAAAGCCTTTATCTAATTCCTTCAGTAGCCATTCAATTACCATGCAGGTTTTGCCTGAACCTGGAGTCGCTGTTATTAGTCGAATCATTTTTTTACTACCTTTAATCCGGCTGCAAATGTCTTGATATATACGGCTGCCAAATATGCACCTATCACGATACTGATTGCCTTATCAAAACCTGCTAAACCCAATAGACCTGTGACTGGTCCCAATTCGCCAAATGAGGCAATTGCCTGCCTCTTGTAATAGTCAGTAAATGCAGATAATCCGGTTACTGTTGCGAGTCCTAATCCTGCTCCTAACAAAACTTGGCCGAGCCATGAATCAGTTAGGTTTTTAAATAATGTGGTGAGCCAAGCAAAGATATTTCGCATTTAAACCTCACGTATTGCATTGCTAACAATGCCTAATGCAACTAAATAACCAAAGCCAATAACAGCAGGTCGAACCTTTAGAGCAAAATCACAGTAAGGTGATAAATCAAAAGAGATCGGCACAGAGACAGAGCCAACTGAAATAGTATTCACTTCAAAAGTAGGACATTGACCGCCGAACTGTACATACATCTGGTCAAACTGAGACGGGTCTTGTACTTCCTTTTCGTCTACATTTACCTCTGTATCTTTTTCTTTTTCGAGGTTTGGTTCCTTCCAAAAATCAGACCAAGCTAAAGAAATTGAGCTAGCCCATCCATCGGCTTTTTGATTTGCTGTATTCCACCAGTTTGTTAAAGTGCGCGGAAAAGATATAACTGTTTGAGCAGCTTCACAGACAGTTGGCGCCCAGCCGCAGAACGCCGGAAATTCCAAAGAAATATCTGTGACATTGGGCTTTTCAGGATTTTGTGTTTGTTCGCCAGTAGCCGTGTTTTCCTCTTCGATTGCTTTTGATGCTTCTAGTTGCTGAACAATCGGAGCAGCTTTAGCACTGTCTTTTTCAGCATCATTAATAATTTCTTGTGCAGCAGACATAGTTGCTTGTTGCGCCGAGACATCACCGCCAGCAGCATTAGAAATAACCTTCTGAGCTACAGTTTCTAAGGGAATAGATTTGGGATAGTCATCTTCAGCAGTTTCAGAATAATCAGGATTTAAAATAGGACTTGCAGAACCGACAGTACCACCGAGCCCTGCGCATTCAATCGTAGCTGTACCGCCGACATTCGGAATATGTACAGAACAGTCAGGATTTTCAAAACCCATATCTAAATAGAATTTATTTGCAGCTGCAGCAAGAGCCTTGGGACAATAATCCTTACCTTTATATTTGTATAAATACTGACACTGATCAGGTTCAGTTCTATATCTAATTTTATTATTTTCAGCATCTAAAACCCAGTCGACTGCACCCAAAAGCTGTTCTACAGCGACAGACAATGCATAACCTGCAACACCATTTCTTAAAACTTTTGCAACTTGAGAAGCATTGGGCGTTATTTTTGCAGTGCCTTTCGCAATTTTTGAAGCACCGTTTAAGATGATTTCTTTCGTACCATTCACAATTGCAGAAGCACCGGAGGCCACTGGAGAACCAAGCGACCAACCGCCGATATTCCCTGCAAATAAGAATGAAGGAAACAAGGCCAAGTTTAGGCAAATGAATATCGTTATAAGTCTGGAATTTAAGCATTTCATAAATCAGTCACTCAGTACGATGAAAAATGAAATGGTCATTACAATGAGATAATAAAGAACCATATTGATTTACCTACCCTTGATAAAAAGAAAGGGCGTAAAACACGCCCTTGTCTTGGTTTTGCAATTAACCGCGTTTGGCGTTTTGAGTAACAAGACTCCAGACCCAAGTTAATGCAGCAGGTGCAAGTTTTGCTGCACCGATTGCACCAACAGCAGCAAGACCGAGCGCAAGCTGAGTTACTCCATCACCCATATCTAGCCCTTCTGCGTGAGCAGATGAAGCTAAAATTACTGGAGTTGCAACCAGAGCGGCACGGTTTACAGCACGTTGGTAGCGTTGTTTTAAAGTTGGTTTTTTAGTACGCATGACATTCTCCTAATGTTTATATGCGGTTCTTGATAAATGTCGCCAAATCCACGCAAGTGCGAAATTGGCAACGGTATAACTAAGCAATTGATTTGCATCTGCATAACTCAACATGCTTAATTCAGTTATGAAATTCGACTGTGCAACCCACTCAACGCAGATGTTGTTTTGTATGGTTTGACAGACGTACTGCATAATTTGAATCCCTTGTTACTTACACTGGTAATAATGGACACAGTATTGAGCATGTACACTGAACTGTTTGCCGCACTTCTTGCACTTATACATAAACTGTGTCATATTAATTATTACCGTAAGTTATTGATTTTTAACATATTATACATTATGCGAAATCAGGCTATCTTAGGGCCTAAGTCTTTGTTTACAACGGTTTTAGTCACATTGATCAACGTTGTTTTTGGGAATTGTCCGCTGAACTCAAGGTTAAATTCGAACTCCATTTCGCATGGAAGCTGAATATCTTTAAAGCGTTGATAATTTCCTGCACCTGGCATTTTCTGAACTGCTGCCTTCATGCCATGACCATTTTTAACTGGAACAAGCACATTGAAATTTGTACTGTCATAATTCACACTGCGGCCAGTCTTCTGATCTGTAAATGTGCCTTGGCTTGGGTCAATACCGATTACGGTAAATACTTGTTTTTGGCTCATGGTTTACGCTCCTAAGCGATTTGTTTAAAACGGAATGTTGAAACTGGTTCTACGTACCAATCTGGTGTTTGTTCTTCAAACTTGATTTCGACAAGCTTGATGAACGGAATAATATTGTTCTTATTCTCTACATGAAGGTTCTGAAGATATGCTTTAGAAAAGCCACAAGTAATAAGGTCAGTTAAATAAGTATAAAATTGTGATTTACCACATTCTTTCTTAACTGCGTCATAACCATAGTTTTCTAAATTTCGATAGAAATTTATTAAATTCCTTGATTTAGTCTTAATTAACTTTCCAGATTTAGAGTAAGTATCAAAGACTGAATGTATCTTAGCTTTGATTATTTCATGATCAGTTGTCTTCATAGTTTGACCCTCTAGGGCTTTAAACATATCTTCATTGGCTTTTAGCCATAACTCTTGTAAAAAATTCGGGTTAAGCTCTTGATACTTAATTAATTCAAATAAATTTGTCGGTATACCCAACTTGGTTAACCAAGCCTTTTTCATACCTGTTTCTATACGTAGAAGTCCTCTAACCCATTCTTGAAGTCTTGGGTCTTCCATCACAGCAACAACACGTTCAGCAGCTTTATCTTTACCCTTGGCCAACTTGCGTTGTTCTTCCAGTTGCTCGAAGAATTCTGTTGCCTTGCCATAGAGCTTACGTTGCAGCCACTTTGCACGCTCAGAACCGAAATAAACCGTATTCTTATGTAAAACCGAATGCTTGGACTTGCGTATATACTGGCCTGAGAAATTCCGCATGAAAGCCAGAACACTAGCGACCATATTGTCATCTTTTAAACGTGCTGAATAAGTCACGTCCAAGACCATTACTTCGGCAGATTCAATATGCAACATGCCGTACAAATCAGGATGTGTTTCAAGAAGCCAGCCGAGCATCTCGAAAGCACCCTCTTTAATCAAGTCCGAACCAAAGACGTTATGCCCCTGTAATATCTTTGCAGGAGAGCACTTAAGCTCTACATACGGCCAGTTACAGCCCTCATGCACGAACTTAAAAGCCATCTTTGTGTAAGACGTTGGCAAACGCGAATAAGGATGTCTAAGTATCTGGTGATGTTTCTCCCCTTCCTCATCCTTATAAACTTCCAACGCATCAAACCTGATTGAAAGGTCCAGCAGATCAAAACCGAAAATGCAGTATTTGCCATCCTCTCGTACATCGACGAGTGAAGCATCTACAGGTATTCTCATTTCAATTTTATCTAGCATGATGCAGTGACACAAAGACACATATTTAAACGAAAGATACCATGACACCCTGTGTCAGTGCAACAAGAAGTATACTAAAACATTGGTGACACAATGAGACAGATAATCATGGCTTCAGTACAAATCCGAGTTAGAGATGAATTGGCAGATAAAATTGAGACTACAAAATGGGAAATTAAATATAAATTAAGAATGGAAATACAGAATACTGATATTTTAAATGCCCTTATTTATAAGCACTTAGATAAATTAACTGAAGATGAAGTACTGGAGTATCGAAAGAAATTCTTAGGTAAGGATGACTAAAATGACTATATCTAGTCTAGATAAAGCATATGAAGAAATTTATAAAGTGTTTGATAAAGTAACACCAACAGGTAGATTATCTAAAGTAAAGTCAAATCATATAAGAGCATTTCTATGTGTAGCAGTATGCATTGGACTAGAAAAAATAAAAAAAGATGAGAATCCTAAAGTATTTAATAGATATATTAAGGATTTAGAAAAGTGTGGAATTACAGAAGAATTTATAAGAGAAGAGTTTGAAAAGCAGCAGTTTAAAAACAGAAATAAAAAAGTTGAATTTGTAGAGCTTAAATTTAGTAATGAAACTCCAGCTGATTATATATATCCAAAAAGCACTTTCAGTATGGATAACCTAAAAAATGATAGTG